GTCCGTAAATATAATTGTATCTCCGACAGAAGCCGAAGCGGGTAAGGTGATTGTGCAAGCATTGGATGATGTGTCAACCCAATAGCCGTTTCCAGCTACTGCAGTCATTGTTGAACCTGTAACAATGGTTTGCCAGGATATACCACCAGCAAGGTCTTCAAAAGCTGCCGTTACTCCAACACCAGAACTTGTTAATGCCTGACCATCTGTGCCAAGTTTAGCAACAATTCCAGAACCTCTAACATTGAGTTTGCTTCCTGTTATGCCACTCATATTGGATTCCTATAATGTCTGATCTAAATAAGTAACAACTACGTCAATATCTGCTGAAGATGCAGTTATACCTGACAACACATCTGATGCTTCTAAAACTATTCGACCAGTATGTTCGAAAGTTTCATAAGCTCCGATTGCTTGTTGTTTATAAATCCAGTAATCGCTAGAACCAGCATCATCACGAATGTATAAATCAAAAAGTTCGGCATTATTTCCAGTTTCGCAAAACGTAATACTTAATATTGTATAAGTATGACCACTTGCTGCTGTGAGAATATCTGCTTCACTATTTGAAAGTGTTGCATGTAGTTTTACTTTTAATACTTCACTTGCCATTTTTTTCTCCTATTGTTAAAAACCAAACACCAAAGACTTTCCTGTTCCTGAAAGTGTTGGGTGCATTATTGTATTTGATGATGTTATTCCATAAGCTAAAATATCTAAATTTCCGCCTAATTGTGGACTTGAATCCCCACTTAAATCAGCAGTAACAGTATTGTCTAACCAATTTACAGTATTCGCTGAATAGTTAAAAGTACAAAGTGAAATCCAATCTGATCCATCATAAAATTTTAAAGTGGGTGTTGTTGCCGAAGTCGTGTCCAACCATAAACTACCAGCCGCTTTTGAAGCTGGTGCGGAAGTCGTTGCGTTAAGTGTGTTTATTGCTCCAAGAATATCATTTAGCTCGCTACGAAAAGCCGAGAAACCTTGATTCGCTAATGTATAATCTGAAACTGTACTCATAATTTTTTAATCCTTTTTTTGTTTATCATATTAATTTTAAGATTTCAAACCATATCCTTTTGAAACATAGTCAAAGGTTCTATCTTGTGCTGCCGCAGAATTGTTATAAAAGGTTATAGTAAATCCTGTTTTTGTTTTACTGGTTATTGTATAATAATCTCCTGTTGCCATATTTTGTGCGGCTATCCCAACTGCCGGACTTGCGTAAAATGCGTTGGTATAAGTAATCGCTTTTGCTCCAGCACCGCTTTCAACATCTTCTTCACTTTCCAGTCTTTTTTCTAGTACCAATTTGATTTGCATACTAGAAACTTCAGGTCTAGCATTATTGTCATCACTCGTCAATTTCAACCTAAATTTAAAATATCTTCCTTTTAAGGTCGCCTGTTGCGAAATATCTGCATAACTTGTAATTGCACCTAAAGAACCCTCACTAGAACCAGCTTGTAAAAAGGCATCGCATTTTGAGGGTGCTGTACCATCGAATGGGCCAACTGCATCATCAAAGGAACTTGCTCCACGACCACTATCAAATAGATCGTATAAATCATTTGTAATCATATCTATTGTTGCCTGAAAAGTTGCATCATAAATAGCGTCTAGTGAAATGGTATTTGCTCCTATATAACTTCCCGATGATTCAATATTTGAATCATAATAAGTAGGGTTGGAAGTGGCATCTGTTCCACCTAAATCAAAAACTCCCTCTGCATCATCAAAATCTCCCACAGTCGAATCGAATAAAGTAATGGTATCTAATGTGGCTATGGGAATGTCAGAAGAATCTAAACCTTTAACACAGTCGCCATCAAATGTTCCACTCCAAGCAGTTTCTTCATTGTAAGTTCCGATATTTGTATAGTGTTCGAGTCCTGAAATATTTGTATAAACGATTGCCTCGTTATCAGATTCGTTTCCTAACTTATCAACTGCTTTAATTAAAAATGCTCCTGTCCTAGCATTGATCGTAACATTATTAGATTTTCTTCTTACGACTTGGGTTAAATTTGTTGATGAGTTCCAACCAGCACCGCTTGTTACGTCTTGATAACGAATTGCGTAGTATGAAACATCTAAATCTGTAACAGGAGTCCATTGTAATTGTAATTGATTTGAACCAACCATTGATACTGATAATGTAGAAACATCAGAGGGTGTATCGGTGGCACCAATTACAGTCCGATTTTCAGAAGTATAAGTTGAAGAAACTCCGAGTGCGTTAATGGCTTTAACTCTTACATTATAAATCTTTCCATCAACTACATTTAACATTTCATGGTATAATTGAGTTCCTTTTGCTACAATTTTATAATCTGATTCTGTACTTTGTTTAGCTTCCACTTGATAGTATTGAACAAATTTATCTGTACTTGCTCCGACTACAATATTCAAACGAGTTAAAACTACTCCATCTGAATACTCGACTAATTCATCAGTTAATGTAACTGAAGCTGGTGCAGTAACAGAATAAGGATTAGGTAATGTTGTGCTTGGTGTTGCAGTCGCTTGTGTTTTAGTTGCCCAAGTGTAGTGAGAATCTTGATGAATAACTAAATTTAAATCTATTGTATAATCTTCATTAAAAGTAATGCCAATAACTCTGTGGGGTTTTGCAGAATATCCTAAAGAAGAAAGAGTAACATTAACAATATCTCCTATGGCTAAATCGTAAGCATCAAATCCTACTGTTAAAGATAACCCTTTTGAATCTCTTGATCTTCTACATATTACTTCTGCTAATTCTAAAGCTTGGTATGGACTTGTAATGGTTGTAAAATCAAATCTTCCCTCTAATAAAAATCCACCATCAGCGGCTTTCATTGTTGCGTGTTGGTCGGCTGACGTATAAGCACTATCGTCTATTTCAGGCCATTGGACTTCATCCACTTGATAATTACGATCAGGATTAACATAACTAACAATAACTCGGTTAAATTTATTTGATTTGCTTTCACTTGCTAAACTATATCCACCAATAATATCATCTTCGGTTAAAGTAATAGAAGCTGATCCAGTTGTTTCAACAATCATTTTATATTTACCGGCTGAAAAAGGTAAAAATGATCTTGCACCTTTTGTTAATTCTCGAACATTGTCTAGGACTTTGCGTGAGGTGTCCACAACTGCATTACAATCCATTACGTCAATCGTTGTTGAACCATAAGCAGTAACATCGGTATCGCAAACTCCTGAAGCAGTATAAAAACTTGGTATATCAATATTGGCTATGGGTATTCCTTTTCCATATCTTTCGTTTGTTAAATAATCTAATAAGCACCAAGCCGGATTATCTGAATGTGCGGCTGTTTGTGCGACTGAACTTCCATCGTAAGCTACTACTTTTTTTCCTTTTATTAATGCAGTAATAGTTGGTAAGCTAGAAAAAGCATCTTGATTCCATTTCATTTTTAAACTTATGTAAGCCAACCCCCTTAATCTATGGTTCGAAGTCCAAGAGGATAATGTACCTAATAAATCGCATTGTGCTTGTGAATCTGTTCCATAATGGCATTTAACACTAATTAAACTTGTACTATCTTTATAAAAATTTCCATCGCTTGAATCTACTGTTCGTAAAGTATCATCTGCTAATGCACCTGACCAAGTAACTTCTTTGTCATCAACATAAATTTTATCTACACTTTCAATTTCGCCCTCGCATAACACTAACCCTATGTATAAAAATTCATTATCCGTTCCACTTGTTTCTACAAAGACTCTTGTACCACCCACTTTTCTAATTCCATAAACAACAGGAATAGACATATCGTTGGATTGATGATTGAGTAAAATACCTTTTTCAAAATTATTAAAATCGCTATCTCCAAAGTCAGGACTTTCAGGTTTTCTTGTTGAGTAGTATAACCAGCCAATCGCAAAGACAGCTAGAGCAACCCAAGGGTTTATTTTAGAAAAAAACTTAAATACTTTGACTGCTTTTAAGGCTTTAGTAGCACCTGAAAAAAATGACTTTGCCGCTTTTAAAGGATTAGGAAAACCCATTATGCTCTACCCCACTTAATATCTAAAACAGTTTCACTTGAAAAATCCATGCCTTTATCTGCACTAAAGAATCGTTGTTGGGATGTATTGTTTGTTTTTCTTCCTGATCTCTTTTCAAAATCAGCCCAATGAGAAACAATATTTAAACTTAATACTGAATCCGTATTGGTTTCTTGAATAGCATACGTTTCGATTGTTCCTTTATATAATAAAAAAGGATCAGCAATAATGGCATTGTTAGCATCTAAAAATGCTCGATAAATAGTAACAGCATCATTTACTATATTTTCTGCTAAAGCGATTGAAATATAGGTTTGATTTGCACCGGATAATGCGATGGTTAAACTGGATTTATTAATATCAGTTTCTTCTGAATAGGATGGAATATTAACTAAAAAACTACTTGATGAATAGGTAACACTAGAACCTGAAATACTTGAAGTGAGATCGTGTACGCAATCGGTAATATTTATTGGTGTGCCAAAGCCAATCGTAATCAAATGAACAGGTTTAATTTCATTTGTTGCTAGATGTGTCTTTACTCCTGATGTTAAGCTTCTTGTCATATTTTTCGTAACTTGTTCGTTGCACCTTAATACTATCTAATATTTTATATTTAGCATTTTTACTAGGATTTCTAAACTTTCCTAAATCATTAGTATCAATGTTAATGTGTTCGCTATCTACTACTTCTTCAGCCAACATATCAACATTGATCCAATACTTCACAAGATATTGCGTCATCTAATATCTATTTTCTTTTTTTCTTTTTGTTGCCTTTTTTCTTCTTCTTCTTGCCTTTTTTCTTCTTCTTTTTCTTTGGCATATATCCTCCTTTCGTTATAAAATTATAAAGTTTCTTCCACATCAAATTCAAATTTGTATAAATGGTTTCCGTCTTTATCAACTCCTACAACTCCGAATTCTTGCATATCATTGGTTAGATGAACTGTAAAAGGAACGTTGTCATAAGTAACCGAACTATCATCCGCTAAAGCAGTTGTGAGAGGTGGCTCTATTATTGTTGTTGCTTCATTTGAACCATCTGCTGTAACATCTGCAACCACCATATAAATTTTGTCATGTGCAAATTTTATAAAATCTCCAGCTTTTAACGATCCTGTCATATCATCAACAGCAATCGTTGTATCTCCAACTGCGTGAACACCATTAACTAAAACAGTTCCACTAATATTACCTCTAGCATCTTCTAGTTCAGGTGGGATAATCGTAAAGTTTTCTTTTCCGCTTCTTTGCTTAACGATAAAAGCCATTAACTCTCCGTAAGCAGTTGCTCTAGTTGATGTAATAATAGAAATAGTAAATGCCCATCTTTGAGCATCAATCGTTCTTGATAATTTTTTTCCACTTATAGATTTAGAAATAAGTGTGGGTTGGATAGATTGAATACCCATTGTTGAAAATTTAGAAGTTGATATTGGAAATGCACCACTCATTATACGACACCTCTTGATCCTTTTTCATTCATAGCATTATTAATAATAGAAGCGATTGTTCCTCTATTGGCTACTAAAGCTTCATCAAAACCTCTGGAGTCTATGGTTGATATATGGAAATTCACATTAACACTACCTCCACCAGTTCCTCTAGCATTTTGTGTTATTTGCCCTGATGTATTTGGAATAAACATCTCTGGGCCTCGTTCTCCCACAAGAGTTGGTGTGCCTTTTGATACTGCTCCACCATGTTGTAATCCTAGAAAACTCATGCCTGTACTTAATAAATTAGATTTTGTTTTAGCATCCTCAAAAGCCCATTGTTTTGCTTTTTCTCTTGTAATTAATTTTTCAATAGCAAGTTCAACACCTTTTCTAACAATAACTTCTATGGTAGTGCTTAAAATTCTAACTAATAATTCACTTGCCATTTTTCTAAATGTATCTGATAGTTTCTCTCCAAGTATTAAAGACCTTGCTAATCCATCTGACATTTTTGTAATACCGCTACTAATGCCTGTTGCGATAGTCGTATTGATATTTTTGATTTGTTCATCAAGTTTAGCAATAGCACCCTCATTGATTCTTCTAAATTCTTCTCCAATTTTTTTAACTGGTTCTATTTGTTTTTCAACTTCTTTTGTTATGCCCTCTTGTGATTTAAGAATAGCTTGAACTTTAGCATCTTCAAAATCAAAATTTTGTTTATGTTTAATTAAATTTTTACTAATCTTTTCTTCGATTTTATCAATTTCATAACCTAAAGCGAAATATGCGGCTGCTGCGGCAGTTGCCGCTAAACCAATAGCAACAATATTACCGGTTAAAGCAGTCATAGCTGTTAATGAAACAACAATAGGAACTAATGCTCTTCCCCACCTTAAAAACATAGCCGCAATTTTTAATGAAATTAATACTTTAAATACCTCCATTACTGCTGTCATATTTTGTGCTATAAATTTTAATCCACCAGCAAGTTTTTCAACCGCAACACCTAAAGTTGTTCCAACAGTAATTGCAATATCATCTAATAATTGTGAATTTGTTTCTAATGATTTATTGAGATCGCCAAATTGTCTTTTAAGTTCAGAAAAGAAACCAGCATCTAATAAAGTTCTTTTAAAGTTAAAAACTTTATCGCCTATCATTGAGAGAGTTCCTGTTAAAGTTTTGGCTAATTCATCAGTTGCTCCATCAAATTTTCCACCCTCTCCAAAGACTCTATCAAATGCGGCTGCTGTTGCTTCTATTGATACTGCTGCACCAGCTTTAAATCCTAACATTGATTTAACACCTTTATCTCTAAATAAATCTGCGGCTGATATACCAGCGGACATTGACCTTTGGATTTGTTCGGCTGTTGTTTTAAAATCTAATCCTGTAACTGCGGCAACATTACCAGTAATCTTCATTAGATGTGCCATTTCTTTTGCGTCATCACTAACAACTGCAAGAACACCAGCACCTTGTTGTATTTCTGCTAAAGAAAAAGGAACTTTTGCGGCAAACTTCGCCATTTCATCAAAAGCTTTTGCACCCTCTTCTGCTGTACCAAATAAGAATTTTAATTTGACTTGTAAGTTTTCTAAATTTTTTCCTGTATTAACTAGATTTCTAATAACAAGACCAGCACCTAAACCGATAAAGGCATTTCTTAAATTAAAAACAGAAGCTTTTATTCTTCCCAAGCTTCCTTGCAAACCTTGCAATGCTCGTTTCGACATATCTTTTGCAACTATGTCTATTTTTAATTTCTGTGTCATTTATTACCTTTTATGTTTAGCCATTCTCTCTTGACTTTTATACTCATCTTGTTCTTTTTTCAAGTAAGCTAACCAAAGATTATAATGGCTGACTGGCATTTGTAAAACTTGTTGGATGGTAATGTGGAGTCGGTCAGCTACAACGAGAAGCGACCTTGTTGAGGGGTCGCTAACTATTTTTTTTCGGCCACCTCGTAATTGGTGTCAGCAAGGATTCTATTGGCTACTGTTGCAATAACATTTGAATCTGCTTTTTTTCTTAAAGAGAATTTATCTTCAGGTGCAAAAGCTTTTTTTAATTCGCCTTTGTCATCCTTAACTTGAAGTTTCATAATTAATAGATCAACCAAAACAGTTAAGTCTTGGAAGTTATTGGACTTTTGAAAAATCTTATTTTTTTCTTCAAGAGTTAAAGGTTCGGAATAAAAGACAGATGGATTACCATGTTCGTCTTTCCATTCTTCCACTTCAATAGTAATTGTTTGCAGAGTTTCAAAATGTGTTTTAACTCTATCAATTACTGACATAAATTAAGTTATACAGTTGCTATTGTTAATGCTCCAGTACCTTGAAAAGTAACTGATCTTGAAACAACCCCATCCATTGAATTATTAGTACTCATACCAGTAACAATTCCTGTGCCAGTAAAAGTTCTATCTCCAGAAGTTGTACCCTCTGGGTAAACAATAAATGCAATACTAGAACCAGCCAACAAAGTTACTTGTTGAGCATCTTCTCTGTTAAAATTCATATCAAGACTTCCTGAAAATGAAGTTCTTCCAGATATAAAAGATTTAGTTCCATCATCAATCGCTGTTTTTTCAACAACATCTGCTGTTGTTTCTAATGTAAATCCAGTTAAGTTTCCTATTGCTGAACCTCCAGCTTTAACAACACCTTCTTTTCCGTGAACTACCGCCATTTTTTCTCCTTATTATCTTTTTCTTCTTTTGTTATTTTAGGTTTGACAATTTCTTGTTTTCCTACAACTTTATAACCAAGACTTTCGTAATGTGCAAGATTATTTTGACTTATTGTAATCTTATTTGTTCCTTTTATTATTTCAATATCTTTAGCCATAATTCCTTTTATTCCTTTTCTTCTTCTTCGTCAATATCATCGTTAGATTGACCCTCTCTTATTTCTTCTATCAAATCTTTAACCTCTTCGCAAAGTAAAGATTCCTTATCATGTAATTTTTCTATTTGATTGATCTTCTTATTTATTTTGTCTAATATTTTTTCCATTATGGAGTTCCAGCACTATATTTATACATACATCTTACAACCATTCTAATCCCACCTACCGGAAACAAAGTACCCTCATCGGTTTCGACTTGGACAACTTCAGTATCGAGTGCGTTGGAATCTCTCGTTATATCAGTTTCTAAAGCAGTTTCAATCGCTGTTATTAAAGCGTTTCTTAATGTATCAATATTGGTATTACTGCCTTTAACAAAACCCAATATAACAAAATCAATAGTGCCTGATCTAGTTTTAGCACCACTTCCTAATTCTTGATCTTCCCTTAATTCTTCGGAGGTTTGAACAATAACTGCCGGATATTGTGTTTGTGATAATTCTTCCAGTTCAAAAGGTTGTCTTGTGCAAAGCTTAACATCAGGACTACTAATGGCATCTATAACTGTTTTAATATTATCTGCTATGTTTTCTCTTACACTCATATTCTTGTTGCCCTTATTTGTTTTTCTACAAATCTATTAAATGCTTTACCTATAATATTTTCTGTTGTTGAATTAAAGCCAAAAAATTCTCTTTTAGGTTCATTTAACACTTGATTAAATAATGCCCTTTGTTGCATTTGGGAATTAGAGAAAGAAACACTAACAAAATTATTTCTTATTTTTTTGACAGTTTTTCCACCAGGAGTTAAAGCACCTAACATTCGACCTGAATAGAATAAATCTACTGCTATCTTTTTACCCTCTCTTTGTAATCGTTTTAAATAACCCTCTGAATAAGGTGCAAAAGGACTACCCCTAAAGTCCTGTCCTCTGGCACTTTTAGTTCTGATAATATCTAATAAATGAAATCCAGCTTGTAGGAGTCCTTTATCAATAAATCGAGGAAGTTTCTTTGCAAGTCTTTGAAAGTTTTTTGCTACTAATTTTTGATTCGTTTTTAACTTAATTTTAACAGCCATTTATCGAGTCAAACGATTATAACTATGCAAAGGTTCTCTTTCACTAGCAGAGATTGTTCCACCAGCATCGCTATCATAACTAACCCCATCGTCTAATATTGATTGAAATTCTTTAAGATAAGATGAAGAATAAAACTCAATCATTCTTTCAAATCGGTCTTTATCTGCTTCTGGTCTAAATTTAGTTAAAGCTGGTAAAAAAAATCTTGATAAAAATAGATAAACCCCAGCCCTTTCAAATTGGTCAAGGTCAACTTTAGTATTAACCATTTCAGCAGTATTTAAAACTGTGATGTCAGTATAGACATTTGATTTATAAATCGGCCACCATTTAATTCTTAAATCTCTGAAAATGTCATTGGTAGTTTGTGCTAACCAATCGGTTACTACTGTTGCTCCACTAGCAATACCAAAATCAAACGCATCTGTTTGATAAGCAGTTATGTCAGAAGCCGCTATGACATCCGCACCAGTAAAATTAGCCATGTTAGTTAATTAAAGCAATAATGGCAATAATAACTACAACTATCGCAATCGCAATCTTTGGATTATCTTTTGCTAGTTTCCAATATTTTGTCATTTCTTTTTCCCTTTTTTTTTTGGTTTTAATTTAACGATATTTTCAGCATCGCTTTTAACTTCTTTTACCTTATCTGAAACTAATTTAAAACCCCTCATCGTAAAGTGTTTTATATTGGCTTCATATTGTAGTTTGCTTCTTTCAATAGTCTTTTTTCCGTTTGTTAATTTAACAAGCGTAACATTAGATATTATTTTTACCATATTTTTCCTTTTTTATTTTGCACTAGAGGCGATTTCTCGCCTCTAGTAACTATTTATTAGTCTACGATAGAGGAATCGTTATACAATTCAACACCATAAGTGTCGTGTAATTCCGAAGTTCCATATACCGCAGTTGCTACAAGCTCATCTGCTCTTAAACTCGCATCTCTTTGAGTTTCAATTTTGACATCTTGCATGATAGCAAGACCTAGAGCATCTCTATGAAATAAAGCACCTTTATAATCGCCCGCTGCTCCTGTGTTGGAGATATTGGAACTTTCGTAAACGTTTGCTCCACCAACTCTTCCCACGAACCCAGTTTGCATTGCTTGATTAGCATTTACAGTTGGGTTTGGATTAGCATAGGTATTAGTTATTGCACTTTTTAGATCATAGGCAATGTATGGGTGTACCACACAAGAGAGATCGTCAGTTGGTACTGCTTGAGTTCTTAATTCTGCTAAAGCTTCAAAAAGCTTTGCTGCAGAAAAAGCAACAGCCGCACCACCTACAACTTTACTAAAGCCATCAAATAATGCAGTTAAATCTACATCTATTTTTTTAGCGATAGCTTCTCCGAATAATTTGCCAATATCAGCGGCAACATTTCGAGGAGAGGCATTTCTACCTAAATCCGTTAATGTTGTCATGATTCCAATTTCACTTGCTGTTATCGTAACAGAAGATGGATCAATTTGAGTATTAGACAAATCAGTTGCTTCACTTACAGCCGCAGCACTCACTACCGCATAAATTGGTACTTCCACACTCTTACCGCCTCCGGTAATTGCATAGTTTTTTACCAACCCACGCATAAGTGATTTCTCACTAGCCACAAATAAAGCTTCCGCCACGATTTCAGTATATAGTTCCGAAAGCGTTGACGATGTTGTTTCATTTGCCATTGTTCTTATCCTTTATTATTATTTGTTTAAATTAATTTGAGTAGGTTTTGAATCTCGTTCTTTACGATATTCAGCATACCGCTTACGATCTTCTTCCTTGCTCAAATCTAAATCCTGAATCTTGAAAGGTTTTACAGTTTTACCCTCGACTGAACTCTGGCTTCCTGTTCCAGATTTACCACTTACGGAAAAGTGTGGATTCGCCTGTAAGAATTCCCTAACTCTCTCTTCGATTGTTAAAAGGTTTCCTTTTTCGTTATAACGAATATTTTGGTTATTATCAAGTATTTCTACTCGATTATCGTCATTTAATTTAATCTCATCTTTAAGCAAAGCCACCACTTGTTTAGGATTGATAGCTTGGTTTTGAGATACAACAGATAATAAATTGTTATCTATCTTTTCTTCTTTAAGAGCATTTTTGTATTTCAAAACTTCTGTATCTCTTTCAGATATTCTTTGTTGCATAAGCTTTTCAAGTTCTGCTTTTGATTTAGCTTCCTTAACTTCTTTTTCTTTAAAAGCATCTTGCTCGGCTTTCTTTGCATCATCTAATGTTCTTTGATGTTTTTTTTGTTCAGCATCTAATCTTGATTTGATAATATTATCAAGCTGTGCTTGGGTAAAAGTTTGTTGTTTTGTTGCTTCTACTTTTACTTCTTCTGTTGGTGTTTCTGTTGTTGGTGTTTCAGGTACAGTAACCTTTGTTTCTTCGGACATATTTTTCTCCTATTTTATATTATTAGTTCGCCTTTTTTGTCATACCAATCTGGATTGACATAAGACCATTGATGACGACAATTATAACCACCTCGAACAACTAAAGGGTTTCCGGATTTCTTTCCACCCCAACTCGTGCTGTTCCAAAGTTTTCTGACTTCATCAATTGTAAAAAGTCCACCTTTTCGTCTATTATATACACCACTAATTATTCTTTTACAATGTGTTCTGCTTGTAGGAATAATATCGCCATAGTATTTAACATAAGTCAGTCCAGCATCATTAGATTTATTAAAATTCAATGTGGCATCAAAATCCCTTAATGAGTCGTTTAATAACTGTCCAGCATATCGTTTCATGTTCTCCCCAGCCCTATCCCTTGCAAATTTAGATTGTAATGTTGCAACAGCAGTATCAACCTTTGATTGCATACGTTTAACATTCTTATTCTTTTTAACAAACTTAACCAATCTATTAATTTCAGGATCGTTGGAACTTGCATAAATACCATTGATTGTTTGTCTTAATTCTTTTTCTAAAACAGTAAATTCAGAACCTAATAATGTATTTTGATAAACCTTATCTGCCAACTTTCTTGTAAAGGTATTGGAGATGTCTTTGAATTGAGTAAAGTATTGTTGTTTTAAATTTTGTATTAAGGCCAAGTCGCCTTTTGTTAGTTCTTGAAACTCTTTAGGGATTCTTCCTATGGCTTTAAATGCTCGTTCAACTCTTTTGGCTTGTTTGTTAAATCCTTTTCTAACAACTGTATCTGACCAAGCTAGATATTCTCTTTCTAGGATCGCTTTGATCTGTGGTCGTATAGCAATAGCCGCCCTTAACTCAATTAGCTTTCCATCTGTTAAAGGTAAAGATTTTCCAGCTAAAGAAGTTATATCATCTTCGATCTTATCTAAAACTTTTGTAAGTTGTTCGTAATATTCAGCTTCGGCAAACTCAATCTGCTTGATTCGATAAGCTGTCATTTCTTGGGTAATATCGGCCATAAATCTTTGTGTATCATAAAAAAAATGAAAACTCAAAAAAACAAAAAAAGCTTTTTCTTTATTTTTTTTCACTTACTGCCATGCGACTTATTTTTTGCCACAATTCACTTTGCTAACTTCTAGACGATTCTGAAAAAGTGCGTGTGGTATAATAGGGTATGAATAAAAAATTATACATTAAAAAAAATATTCATAGAAAGGAGGTTCCATGCAAAAACAAGAAGCTACAATAGTAGGTTTAATATACATTGGTGCTGGAAGTTCTTGGTATCAAGATACCGATGAAATTACAGTCGCTACCGAATGTGCAAAAATCTGCAAAGCTGACTGGAAACATTTATTCAAGTTTAAAAGAAAACAAGACTTTGCAGTTAATCTTTACGACATATCAAAATGTAATAAAGGTTGGTTTGCTACAAATAATGGTGTTTTTGATGAAGAAACAAGTAAGCTATTACCCTTCATTAAAACAATTTATGTAGTAGTCTAGATTAAAACTACAAGGGGAATGATAGCAAGTTCCCCTACACTTCTTCTTCCTCTACTGTTTCTTTAACTACTTCGTCTTGTGTAAATTCGCCCACTTCAGGTTTGGTATCTATTTCTTCAAATATAATATTTAATTTTTCATCATCATCTACTACTGCTCTTGCAATTTCTTTATCTATTTCTTTAACTAGAGTAGGAGATTTAACATTGATCGCTTTGGCTTGTTGGTAGAACATAAGGTCGGTTGAGTAATCTCTTATGTTAAATGAATCAGGGTAGTTTATTTCTCCCTCAAATTTTGTGTTTTGGAATAGGGCATAAATTCTAAATAATTGTTCTTCTGCTATTTCCAGGTTGTCGGCTTTTTCGGATAGTCTTGCATTTAATAATTCAAATTCTGTTTGTAAAGCAATGCCTGATGATACTTGTGTCTTGGTTGTTCTAACTGCACCGGTATGGGCTATTCTATTAATGGATTCTACTTTCTTGGTAATCGAGTCCATAATGGATTGTAGGTTTGAACCTGATGGCTGTAATAGATAAGGTTTAAGATTAGGTTCAATCTCTTCCGGCATTTCTATTATTGCACCAGCACCAGCACTAGCATTTACCGATGGAGTCTTAACTAATGATGGATGATTTGTTAATCTAATTAACTGTTCTATTTCAGAGAACTCGTTATAGATAGATTTTTGTAAATCAGCTATATCGGTTAAGTCAGATTGACCAATCCCTCTCTTGTGCGATTTGGAATTGTATAAGACAACTGCTGGTATCTTGCCAATCTGATTATCGGCAGTATCTATGAGTTTCGGTTCTGTTCCTTGTGAAGCAAGGTAGATAGTATCAATTCTATCAGGAAACCAAAGTCTTATGTAGCTTCCCCCATCTTTATCAACTTCTTCTCGCACTTTTAAATAATCTAACGAGTATTTTCCATTCACTTCTCTTGTGTAATTCCAATCTAAAACATTTTCAGGAGTTACAATAGAAAGGTAGGGTCTTATGTCTTGTGCTAACTCGTCAGCTTTGGTGTTAGTCGTTACTTTCGGTTTATCTAAAATTAAAAAACAATGACCATAGATCGCAGAATAATTTTGTGCCTGTTTAATAACAGAGTCAAAATCATTACCCTCTAAATCAGTATCTTGTAAAAAATTTTCAAGACTTGCTTCATTATCCATATCTCCAAACTCTCTTGTCGGCTTCACTCTAAAAAGAAAGGATGAATAAATTTGAATAATGTTTTTACAATGATTGTCGCAAGGAGTGTTTAAGAGTCTTTGATTAAACTCGTTATCTAATTCTAAATTATAACGATTGAGATATTGGCCTACTTGATAATCAAATCCTCCATTATAACTTCTTATAAAATATTCCCAATGATTAACGTTTTCTTTATAATCTTTATGAGTATCGAGTGCCTGTTCTCTGGTGTATGCCATATCTTCTTTGTTTCTTAATGTTCCATCTTTGAGGAATATTGAAAGGTGCTTGTAAAGTCAAAGGTTTAATATAATCTATTAAATAACCCAAAGCATCGTTCATGTGGTCAAAGCCCTCTTCCTTATCCGGAATATTTGTATTCTCCTTGTATATTTGTCTTTGTAATCCTTTTATCAACGTTTTGCAATTATTACTAACGAAAATATATCGTTTGCCTAAAGAATCTTTGAGTCGAGAATTAACTGCGTTGACTCGATCTCGGACTGCTGGGTGTTTGTGTTTTACTTTAACTTTGAAACCAGCATTTTGTAAAATACTTAAATCTGTTCTTCCTCCAGCACTTGTTTTTCTTTGACGACAAGCTGGATCAGGATAAATAAAAATCGGCTGCTTTGTTCCATACCGATCTCTTATCTCTTGGCACATTTCATCAGTATTACTTGAATAAATAACAATCTCGTCTAAAAAATACACCCTATCTTCTTCTATTTGTGCAACACAAGCTGACATGGGATCAACATTAAAATCAAGTCCAATATGTAAGGGTTTTTTCCAATTAATTTGTTTATCAATCATGTTCTCCACAGGATGAAAATTATAATAAACAGAACCAGCATAGTTCTCAAATGTTCCCTCAAACTCTTGTCTAAAAGTTCTAACATCTAAATCCATTTGTGCTTGTTCAAGTTCTTCCTTATTAACCATACCACCTTGCAAAGTCGTGAATTGAAAACTATCCCATTCCTCATCTTGCTTTCCTTTGAGATACATTTCATAAGACCAATTACCATACCCTCTAGGAGTACCGGTAAATAAAACATTGCCTAAAGTATCGGAAATAGAAGCCCTTAAAACCTCAAACCATGTTCGTTTATCTATATCGGCAAACTCATCTAATATTAAAAAGTTAATACCTGTACCTCTTAAAGCATCAGGTTGATCGGCTGATTTTAAGCTTATGGTGCTATTGGATTTCTTGATTCGGACAGTTAGGTTCGTTTCGTTTAAATCCTCTATCCAATTAAACTCATTAAGCAGCACTTTTAAATTAGACCAGCATATCTCTTTAGCCATCTTATAGGTGGGTGCAACATACCAAATATTCTGCAAGGGCTTTGTCGCATATTTCATCATCTCTGTAATACAGAGATAAGTCTTTCCAAATCTTCTGCCTGATATTAAAACTCTAAATCTCTTTTTCGAGTTGCTTACCTGATGCTGGGCTTTTGTTAGAGTTATCTTCATTACACCAATACTTTACAACAAATTTATTCTTATCCCAAGTTTGCCGGTCAGTTTGAACTAACTCTATAACTTTTTTTGCACCTTTTTCCACACATTGCGACCAACCATCTATGGGTTTTCCATCGGTCATGGGAGGGTAACATTGTTGAGTCAATAAGCTACATATTTGAAAGAGAAGAACGTATTTCATAAATCTGATTATCCAATGTTGTCCTGTCGAGTTAATAAGAACAAACAAAAGAATAAAAAGATGATGAAGTACCTAATCCATCGTTCTAATCTCTCCACTCTTTGTCTTATCTTTCTTCTTCTTCGTAGAAGCTTTAATGTTCGGAATCTCATTGCCACTTACCATAAAACCTTTAATTTTAATTACAGTTATTTTTGTCTAGGTCTATTGGTTTATCTTTATAAAACCAAAACCAGCTACTTAACTTTGTTCCATCTTGCGTATAAGTACATTTCTTACCTACTGAACAGGCACTTACAGCAAAGAGCAAAGCTAATATTAAACATATTTTTTTCATTCGCATCCTTCACAATCTTGTGTGCTATCAACAACCACACCATTATTTTCATAACTTAAATCCTGTGCTTGGCTTTTTTCACAATCACAAGACACACAATCACATTGACATCCAGCACTTAATCCACAATGACAAATATGATCACATTTTTTACAATTATTCATACCTATCCATATACACCACAACAGCTAAACTTATCCATAAAAAAATAATGATAAATACAAAACCCAATAGTAGTACCAATAACCATGCCTATTAATAAGGCCATGATTAATTTCAGAGTCGCCATTTTATAATGATTTTTCTATTTGCCGCTTGGAGTATGAATCCAAATATCGTTAAAAAAATCTTTCCAAAACGTAAGAACTTGCTCTTGGTATTTTTTAGCTTGTTCAGGTTGATCTTTAACTAACTTGTCCACATACGCTTTCCATTCTGCATAAGTGGGAATATCTAAATCTAGTTTAAACATATTTTCTCCTTTCTGTCATTATGTAAATATCAATGTTAAAGTTAAAAATAAAGTAATAAAAATAAACATACCTATTAATTGTATATCCCAAGGAAAGTTGCTCATTTAAACCACTGTAAGTACATTAACCAAGGTACTAATATAGGCCAAACTATATGCTCAACAAGTTCATAAAGAACTGCGAGTGTTAATAGTATAGCCCAGAACTTTGAAGTCTTTGCTTTTTCAGAAAGAAATCCAAATATCTTGGAGTGCCATACTCCTATCTTTTGTATTATTTTGTTCATTTTAATATCAGTTTCTTAATAGTTTTTGTACCATCAATGTTTATTTCTATTTCTGCTTGTGATTTAATACATTTATATAATACGTTGTTAGATACACTTCTTTCTGCAATCCGTTTATGTTTTAAACATACACTTAAAGAGTCCTGGATCCGATGTTCTTTGATCTCATGATTAACAAACATGAGTAATGCAAATACTGTTTCGATCATTTGTAATTTCCATTAGCTTTAATAGTACGATGTTCTGCTAGAACTTTCTCTAATTGTTCTTGTAACTTCTCAACTTGTTTTTGTAGGAATTCAATATTAACTGCATTGTTTCTCATACTTTTAATTTCTTCTTCAATATCTTCTACGATGCCCGAAATATGCTCCACAAGCATAAAAAGTTCGGACTCCCCTGATGATTGTCCTAAATCTCCTCTGGGATATTTGATTCTAAATTCTGTATTCTGACTTAAATCTTTTTCCATCAACTCTAGAGTTGTGCTGTGTTTATTAAGAGTCTCTTGAATCCCAAAAAACGCCCACACTCCTACCGAAACTGCTGTTACAATTCCAATAAGGTTCCTCATCGGCATAGAAATTGCCGTGCTATCTACATTTATTGTTTTCATTATTCACACGACTCGCAATCTTTTGTGCTATCTACCACTACACCTTCATCTTTAGTGTCTCTATGCTTAAAGTATTCTTTACCGCTGCATTCACAGTTGGCACATTCACAGCCTACGTGATCAGCTTCGATACAATGGCATAGGTGTCCACATTTTATGCAGGTTTTTTCGTCCATAGTTATTTATAGTAGTCTTTCCAGAACCACTTGACAAACTTTTTCCATAGATGTTTGATCATCCCCAGTTACCTCCGTC